GTGTTTTGCTAAGGACCCACCATAATGTCACACATACTAAAAATCCAAATACCATAATCCAACACATATTAAAAACCCAAATAACTTTGTCCAGTTTTTAATACAAGAAACTTGACATACTGGGGGGGTACATCTAAGACAGAACATACCCGGGGGAATAATCACCTACTATAAATTTTATATATAGGTGATGTCACAAATGTTCTCTATATTTGTGATCTAAATATTTACTATGGCTTATATAGAACATAACTTTTTTCCTCTTAAAGTATTTGTAAGAAATGAATACATGTACCAACATAAAAAAGGTCTTGGAGAATTTACACCTGGGGTTATTATATCTGTGAGATGTTTACCTGGTCAAGCAGCATTGTTTCAAGTACTCTTAGAGAATGGAGTACTTAGGGATAAGTTACCAAGTCATGCTTTATTACATGAACCAAAGATGCCGGATCCAAATCTACCTTTTCATTATCTTCAGATATGGAATTGTTTTTCTTATAATTTTACTCTTCTCCATCTCTCTTATCTTTATGATACCAATGTAGAAGTGTATATGAAAGATCATAAGTTTTACCCGGGTAGTTATTACGGTACCATAAACTGGGGATCTAATGATCTTAACACAGATCTATCTCTAGCAGAAGATGCACTAGAACATAAAAGTCATCATATTATTTTACTTGATAATGGTCAGATTGCACTTCAGCCTAATAACAGAATCAAATGGTCTGAACCTTCATTTGTAACTAAACCATTTCCAGAAAAACCAGATTACTTAGTTAACAAAGATTACTACAACTGTGAAGGATTTGATAAGTGGCATACAGAAGATTCTGAAAGAATGTTTTATGATACAGAATAATACACATTTGTATAAGTAATTAATTATTTGTATATTATACTATAAACTTAAAACTTAAAAATTATGCCTCCACAGCCAAAAAAAGGGTCACTTAAAAAACCTACATATAGCAGTAATACATTTACTAAAAAAAGTTATACACAACCTACTGAAAAAGATATGTATACTAATACGTATTTTGCTACAAAAAAGGGCATAGTTAAAAGTACAAGATTAGGTCTTAAACATACAACAAATTTAGGTGGTAAAAAAGTAATTTCTCTTCCGGAAAAAAATACATCAATAGATACTACAGGTTATTCAAAAGGTAAATCTAAATATACTATTAAACAACAAAAAAATAATCCAACAGATGGCTGGCAAGGAACTAAAAGTTATAATGAATGGGATATACCAAGAAGTAAAGTAAAAAAAACAATTGCTCAAATGAAAAAAGGTACAGGTATGAATAAAAAAGAAACTGCACTAAAAAATAAAGTAGGTAATGCAGTAAAATTTAAAAAAAAATAATGTGAAGAAAATTGACATGGGTAAGTACATCTTACTCATTGGTAATGATGCTACTGAAATCTTTGACTATTATAAAGTCCTAGAGATGCATGGTCTTAACCGTGCAGATGCTCAAGCAGAAGAAGTAGATTTATCAAAAGGTAATGGTGTTTACATATATGGATTAACTAATTATGATCCGGCAGATAAAAAACTTACAGCTAAAGATCCTTACAAACCATTCTTGTTTATAAATTTAGGTACCTTTAAAAAATATAATATTACAGAGAAAGCCACAGGAGTTATGCATGAGACAATGCACATGAGTATTATATTAAATAACTGGGATATAAAAGATAAAGAAGAAGAGGTAATTACATTTGCTGAAGAAGAAGCAAATAAAATTATTGAAAAACTAAAGACTACTAAAGTAGAACAACCAAAGAAAAAATTCTTTTCTAGAAAATAAATGTTAACACCAGAACTAAATGTAATATCTGTTGAAGAAGAAACAGAATTATTAAATGCTTTAGTAGAAGCTGAAAATAAAGGTACAGAAATAAATAATAGAATTGGAATAAGATATGGTAATTCTATTTATAGTAATACTGAGTTAAAACCTATTCCTAAATATTTACTTGACCTATGTAATAAGTTAATAGATAAAAAAATATTAGATGTTTTACCGGAAGATATAAGTATAAATATTTATTACCCAGGAAACAAAATGCTTCCCCATATAGATAAAATAGATGCAGGTCCTGTAATAACAATATTAAGTTTGTTATCAGATGCAAATCTTATTTTATCATATGGTTCAAAAAAAGAAATTGTATTGTTACCATCAAGATCAGTAATACAATTAAAAGATAAATATAGAACCCATTGGAAACATAGTATAGAAAAAGTAAATGATAAAAGAATATCTATAGTATTTAGACAATTAGGTAAAAATAATTAAATTAAGTAAATAAAATTTAGTATATTAATATATAACTTAAATATATAAAAATGGATATTCTAAATTTTATTTCTTGGATTAAAGGAGGAAGATATACTACAACTCCACCTGCAAATTCTGTTACTGTAATTGGTGCACCTAGTAGTAATAGAGATGATAAATATTTACCAATCACTGTTCCTCTTTCTGCTCTTGGAAGTACTGGTATAAGTAATGTAGGTAGACTTATTGGAGGAGGAATAGTGGTAGCTGAGTGGGATGAATACGGAGTAAAAAAAGTTCTTATAGCAAGTTTAACTTATTTAAGTGCATCTGTTCCATGGACAGTGCCTGCTCAACAGCTTGTTGCAGTAGGTGCTGGAGCTCAAGATTTTTCAACTGGTTTAGGAAATACTGATGCAATTATAGCACAAGCAGGTGTTCTTGATACTAGTTATGCTGCTGGACTTGCAAAATTATATTTAGGTGGTGGTTTTAATGATTGGTATTTACCAGCATCTTGGGAATTAAACTTATGTTTTGATGCTGCAGCTATTGTTAATAAAGTTTTAGGAACAACAAATGGTTTTGTTACTGGTAATCATTGGAGTTCATCAGAATCTAGTGCAATTAATGCATATAATCAACCTTTTACTAGTGGTACTGCAACTCCATTAACTAAAAGTAGTAGTTCTACAAGAACTAGAGCAGTAAGAATACATACTTTATAATTATAATTTAAAAAAATAAAAAAATGAAACAATTAATTGGATATTATAATGAACAAGGAAAATATATTGAAGAACTTGTAAATATTATTGAAAAAACTAAAGAAGAAATTATAAAAGAAAAAGAAGAAATGTTATTAGTAATAACTGAAGAAATAAAAAATTTAAAAGAATTATGAAAACAATTATAACAATCTGCTTGTTGATACTAACAAGTTTTATTTTTAGTCAACAACATGCTCTTTATATTTATAAAGGTAAGTTTGCATTCTGTGGAGCATCTGCTGCAGTACCTACTGGTAATCTAATAAAAGTTCAAGGTAGAACATTTGTAGAGGGTTGTTCAGTATGTCCTGTTATTAATGGCCCATCTATTGGTAATTCATTCTTAGTTCCGGAACCTTCTGTGTCTCCTGATGGAACTGATAGTACAGTATGGTCTTTTTTTTGGTATTTTGATTCTGTACCTCAAGCACCAACATGGGAAACTTTAACTACAGTAAATAGATCATTTGTTGTATCCGATACATTAGGTGGAGGAATGAGTAATATGTTCTGTATGCCATGTAAATATTTTAAAGAAGTAAATAGTGTAACATTAGTTAAATGTTATGGTCCTCTTAATGAAGCTGCCTTACCTTTAAGAAAAGCATTAAGAGTTCATAAAGGACAAACATCAATTACTCAAGCACCTGTTGGAGCACCATATCCAGTAGGAACTATTATTCCTGTAAAAGATTAATCATGGCAAAAATTAAAGATACATTTACTAAGTTAGATAAACCAAAAGTTACCCGAACAGGTGTACATGCAAAAACAAAAAGATCTAAACTTAAATCTTCTAAGAATTATAAAAAATTATACCGAGGTCAAGGAAAATAATTTTAATATATTTGTTTTTATATAAAATATTTATATATTTGTAAAAACTAAACAAATATATTATGTCAGATGAAATTAAATGTGGATGTGGAAAATCTCAAGACCCTGATGGATTTTGTGATGGATCTCATAAAAATAATCAAGATCAAGTATCCTTTAAAGAAACAAAAATTTATTCTTTTGGAGATATCTTAGTAGGATTAAATACTGAAGAATTACCAGAAGGTGTTGAATTAGAAGTAAAACAAAAATTTTCTGAGATTACAGAAATTTTAAAAAGTACTTATACAATGTCAACACAATCTCCAGTTAAAAGTTTATTGTTTGATCATGCAGTTGGAGAAATACTAAATGCTCAAATGTCTGTTGTTAAATTACTAAAACTATAAATATGACACCATTTAAAACATTAAGAGGAAGAAGAATACTAATTGAAGTACCTGTAAAAAAAGAATCAGTAATTACATTGTCTGAAAAAGATCAAGATGCTTTAATGTATGAAGCAATGAAACAATGGAACAAACTTACTGTATATGCTATAGGTGATAAAGTAGAAGAAATTGCTGTTGGAGACTTAGTATATATTCCTGTTCCACAATTAGAACATGCAGAAAAAGTTGATATTGATGGTAGTGTAAAGTTAATGTTTAATGAAATGGATATAGCAATAATATGGTAAATATAACAGATGATTTTCCATATTTTACTGGAAAAACAAGTACTGATAAAATTAATTCTAAAGAAGTATCTAAAGAAGATATAGATAAAAGAACTAAAAATAATTTAGATTCAGAATATAATAAAAATTATGTTCATGATTTTAGAAAAGATATTCCACCATTTGAAGAACGTCCCAAATACTATGGTGGAAAAGATTCAACATATGAAGTTTTTAATGTATTAGAAGCCTGGAAGTTAGATAAAGATTTTTATTTAGGCAACGTAGTAAAATATTTAGCTAGAGCTGGTAAAAAAACTTTTAACAATAAAGAAGACTTACAAAAAGCATTAGTATATTTACAACGTAGAATTGATACATTATGAATTATTTAATAATGTTATTACTTTTAAGCATAGCATGTTTGTTATGGATTATTGGAAGTTCTTTTAAAGGACCAATATACAATAGAGTTAAAGACTCATATGAATTAGATCATCAAGGTGAAATTATTGGTTCATATTTTATTGTTGCTTCACTTCTTTTAATTTTTTTGGCTGGATCTTTTCTATAATTTTTTTGTTTTTATAAATAAATTTTTGTATATTATATATATATATTATTTATTTAAAACTAAAAATCATGGCAAATAATGAATTACCTAAAGCACAATTAGGAGGACTAGCTAAAGCTTATCAAGGTGCAAAAGCTGGTTTTAAACTTGCAAGTAAAATAAAAACAAGAGCTAAAAATATAAAAGCAATAGGAATAGCAAAAAAAGAAAAAGCAACAACAGATGCAGCAGCAAAAGCAGCAAGACTGCAAAAAGCAGCAGAAATAAGAGCAGCAAATGCAGCAGCAAAAAATTCTAAAACAAGTACAACAAAAAAAAGTACAACAAGTACAACAACACCAACACCACCAGCTTCTAAAGGAAAAGAACCTTTTGTAAAATCTAAAAATAGACAAAGATTAGAAAATATGTCTGGTAAGGTAGTAGGTGCATTAACTTATGGTACTGCAAATATTACTAAAAAAGCTTTAAAAAACCGTAATGTTCAAGGAGCTCTTGTTGGTACTGGTATTGGTCTTGGTGCATATAGATTACTTGAAGGTAGAAAACCTGTAAAAATTAAAAAAATTAAAAAAAAATAATTATATAAATAAACAAATTAAAAATAAACAAAATGGATATCTTAAATTTTATTAGCTGGATTAAATCTGGTAATTACAGAGCAACACTACCAACAGATGTAACAAATCTTTTAGCTGTTGGAGCTAAAGATCCAAATAGAGATGATAATTATATATCATTAGCTGTTAATGCAGCACCTTTACAATCATTATATAATAAAGGAACTGTTACACAGTTAACTAATATTACTACTGGAGTTACTTTAAATACACATTGTGGAGTTATTACAACTGTGTCATCTACATTAGGATCTTTGCTTGAGGCAACTTTTACTGTAACTAATAGTGTTGTTAAACCAGACTCAGTTATTCTTGTATCTACTCAATATGTAGGAACAGGTCATGGAGATGCTGGTGTTGGAACAATTGGTACAGGAACATTTACTATTACGGTTGCCAATCCAAGTTTAGTATCATTAAACTCGGTACTTAAAATTCATTATATGATCATTGCATAAAAATGCATGAAATATTTATTTCTCTAAAAGGGTATTTAATTAATACATAAAACTATGTCAATAGGAAATTTAAAAACAGACGGCAACAAAGGAAATAATTTTCCTTGGCAATTAAAAATGCTACAAGGTTTACAAGGCATTATTAATGCTATTTTTGCAACAGCACCTTTATCACCACAATTAAGAATACCTCATATATATACTAATGTATCATCAGGCATGGTGCCTGGTAATAATTATGGATTTTCTATTGCTAATGTAGGTGCAGCTAATGGTACTGTAGATGGAATAGTTTTAAAACCAGGTTATACTGTAAGCTTTAGTCCAACATCTATTGATAATTTAAACAGTTTAACATATGATGCAACAGGTACTGAATTCTTAATTACTTACATTGATTAATCATGCCTACTGACATAAACTCAAATAAAATTTTAGGTGTTCCAGGAAGTACAAGTATAAGTAAAATAAAAAAACTATTTACTACAGAATGGACTACTACAACTGCAGGTGAAAGTATTACTTTACCTTATTATTTAGGAGGAACTTACTCAGGAACTATTGATTGGGGAGATAGTACAACAAGTGCTAATAGTTATGCAAATAGAACACACACTTACGCAACAAGAGGAACTTATACAGTAGTAATAAACGGCACAGTTTATGGGTGGAATTTTAGTTATACATTATCAGGGGGCAATATTACTTCAGTAGTACATTGGGGACAACTACAGTTATTAGATAACAGTTATGGAAGTTATTTTTCAGACTGCCCTAACTTAGATTTATCTTCAGTATCTGATGTGCTTGACTTAGCAGGGATTACTGATTTAACTTATATGTTTGTATTTTGCACATCTCTTACTAGCATCAATAGAATCGATGAGTGGAATACTTCAGGTGTTACAGGTATGAGTGCTATGTTTCAAGGATGCGACCAAATTAATTTTAACATAGGGACTTGGAATGTATCTAATGTTGTAAATTTTACAGACTTTATGGATTCAGCTACACCTACATTCTCTACTACTAACTTAGATGCTATCTATAATGGATGGAGTACACAAGCAGTACAGCCTGGTTGTTCTATAAATTTTGGTTCAGCTGAATATACTACAGCAGGTGGACAAGCAGGTAAAAATATATTATTAGGAGCACCAAATAATTGGACAATAATAGACGGAGGAGGAATATGAGATACTTTATAGTTTACAACAATGAGAAAATAGTATTTCATTATGGGATACTAACTGAAAAACAATTCTTATCTACAGGACTTGATAACACATTTATTACTGAAGACAAACAAGAGTTTATTGATAAGTTAAAAAATGACTTTAATACTGAATTTAAAAAAAAGAATAAATAAAAAGTAGTTATTTAGTAAAGTTATAATTTGTAAAAGTTAATTAAAATTACTATATTATATACATGAAACATTTAATATATTTATTATTAATTATTTTAGCTAGTTCATGTTCACTTGAAAAAAGATTAGCAAAGTATTGTCCATTATGTGTACAAAAAGATAGTACTGTAACAATACTACAAATTAAAGATACTACAATAATTATTCCTGGAGAAACAATAACTCTATTAGACACACTTTATTGTGACTCTCTTGGTAATGTTATATCTAAACTAAATGGAGACCTTAGAGACAAGGACGGCAAACTAATCAGTCTACAAACAAAACTACAAAACAACATATATACATCTAAAGCTAGAGTTCAAACAATATATAGAACTATTAAAGGTAATGATGTGTACCATACTAAAGTTGTAACTAAAACATTAAAACCAGAAAAGATTAAGTATATACCTTGGTGGATAAATTTCTTTGCTGTACTAGGAGTAATATTATTTCTTATACTACTTGTATACTTTGGTTACAAGCTGATTAAACTTTATTTATTATGAAAACACAGTTGACACTATTACTAATATCTATACAACAAGAACTTTTGACATTAATATCTATTTGCCTTGCATTCTTTTTACCAATATCAGGAATACTCTTAATGATAGGAGTATTAATAGCTATTGATACTTTTACAGGTATTTGGAAAGCTAATAAATTAAAAGAAAAAATAAGTAGTAGAAAGTTATCTGCTATAATAAGTAAGTTAGCACTTTATGAAATAACTGTTATTATGTTTTTTCTTATAGATAAATTTATTCTTAATGACATCATACTAACTTTTTTTAGTGTACCATTTATGCTTACTAAAGTAGTGGCATTGGTCCTAGCTAGTATAGAAGTGATGTCTATCAATGAAAATTATAAAGTAGTAAAAGGAATAGATCTATGGCAATCAATGAAGTTGTTATTTGCAAGAGCTAAGGATATTAAAGATGATATAAACAAAATCAAATGACATATACTAGAGAACAAATAGAAAAAGCAGTAAAAGCTAAAGGATACACTTATTTTACAGGTCCTGGAAACTATGATGTTAATATAGTAGGAGTAAGAAACTCTGATACCGGTCAAACTGTAACTAATTTATTTGATGATAAAATGACTTTATCTTATAAATTAGATGGTGTTTGGAAATATCATGAATGGACTAATACAACTGAACCAGGTAAAAAGGGAGTTACACAATATCACAATGCTAATGGAGTAGCTAGATTAGTTCCAGGACAGTATAGGGGAGTTTATGCTATAGCTAAACATCAAGGAAAGTATGATGCTCTATGCCAAAGACTAGGTAATGTAACTGTATGGAGAGATAAAAATAAAAATATGACCTTTGATGAGGTTGAAAAAGATACTGGAATGTTTGGTATAAATATACACAAAGCAGGTTCAGTGTCTACATTTGTAGAAAATTGGTCAGAAGGATGCCAGGTATTTAAAAGATCAAAAGATTTTGATGAGTTCATGAAAATAATAAATAAAGCTAAAGATTTTTATGGCAATCATTTTACATATACTTTACTAGAAAGTAAAGATATTAATTAATAAATAAACAATTATGAAATTTAGAAACAGCTGGAAATCAGCAACAAAACAATGGGATAAGATATCTATAAGATTTAGATTATCTTCAGTAGATGTATTTACATTAGAAATAGATATTTCTAGAGAATTTTACATGTTGACAATATTAAATTGGACAATTAAAAATAGATAAAAGTAAAGTTCTTATTTAAGCTATAATAATCCAGGTAATTTAATTTATCTGGATTTTTTTTGTTTAAATATTTTTTATTTAAACTTTTATAGTATATTTGTTTAAACTTTAAAAATATAAACAATGGAAAATGTAAATCAACAAGAACAAGAATTAGATTTAACACCTGAACAGTTAACAGAACGTAAGGAACAAATGCTTTCTTTTTATACTGAATCTTTACCTTATTTAGAAGCTCAATTAAAATATGAAAGTTTACTAACTAGTATAGATGAAATAAGATTTAAAAGAACTAATATTCAAATGCAGTATGCTATGTTAGCATCAGAAATGCAAGAAGGACCAGAAGAAGAAACTACTGAACCTACTAAAAGAACATTAAAGAAAAAGTAATCATGGCTTTAGTTAACCAGGTACAGAAACGTGTAAAAATGCCCAAGTGGGACATTGTTAAATTTCAGATTTTAACTCATTGTTATGTTAATCATATAACAATGAGTGATTCTGATCTTAACTGTCTTACTTTATTAAGTTTTAATCAGCCAATAGAACTTACTCATTTTTGTTATGATGCTTCTGCAGAAGATGAAAAAATATTTAAATCTTCTCAAACAGTAAGAAATTCTTTAAATAAATCAGAAAAAAATAATCTTATAATAAAAGATGATAGTAATAAAAAACTTATAATGTTAAATCCAAGTTTAAAAATACAAACTCAAGGTAAAATATTATTAGATTATAAATTTTTAGATAATGATTCCGAAGAAGTCTAGTATTTTATACAAACCTGTTGCAGAAGAATTAAACATTAGTGAAACACTTGTTGAAGATTTAATTTCTTTTTATTACAAAGAAGTTAGATTTCATTTAAGTAGTTTATCACATCCTAGAATTAATGTAGATGGTTTAGGACATTTTGTTGCAAAAAGTTTTTTTATTGAAAAAACAATACCCAGAATTACTAATAAACTTATGATACATGACACATCTACTTTTAATGCATATTTTAGTAAAAAACAATCTGAATTAAAATTAGAAAGTTTAATTGCTTTAAAAATAAAAATTGATGAAGAAGCTAATAGAAAAATTGAATTTAAAAAAATAAAAAATGAAGGATTTATTAAAAACAATTTGGAAAAATAAAAGTAAAATTTTTGAAGGAGTTAAAAATTCAATTATTAAAAATGAAATAGTTGAAGAAATTTCAAGATTAAGAATGGATATTTGTAATGAATGTCCTAGTAAAGGTAAAAAATGTGCAGTAAAAGGTACAGGTCCTTGTTGTAATGAATGTGGATGTTCTTTAACATTTAAGACAAGATCTTTATCTTCTGATTGTCCATTAGATAAATGGAAAGCTTTTATGACAGAAGAAGAAGAAGATAAATTAGACACTATAAAATAAATTATTATGAGTATAAGATTTGATGCAAAAGATCATAGTTATATTAGTATAGATGATTCTGAAAAAATTAATTGGATAAGTGTTACAACTCTTATTTCTCATTTTAAAAAAAGTTTTGATGCTAAAGCAATTGCATTAAAAGTAACAAAAAATAAAAAATCTAAATGGTTTGGAATTGATCCAAAAACAATTGAAGAAATTTGGAATAATGAATCAGATAGAGCTACTACTTTAGGAACATACTATCATAATCAAAGAGAATCTGATTTATGTTCTTTAGCTTCTATAGAAAGAGAAGGTATTACTATACCAATTTTTAATCCAAGTGGAGAAACTGATGGTATAAGAGTTGCTCCTTTACAAAAATTAGATCCAGGAGTATATCCTGAACATATGGTGTATCTTAAATCAAAAGGATTATGTGGACAATCTGATTTAGTTGAAATAGTAAATGGTAGAGTAAATATCATAGACTATAAAACTAATAAAGAAATTAAAAAAGAATCATTTAAAAATTGGGAAGGAATATCTGAAAAATTAAAAGATCCTATAAAACATTTAGATGACTGTAATTATAATCATTATGCTTTACAGTTAAGTTTTTATATGTATATTATATTAAAGCATAACTCAAAGTTATTACCAGGAAAAATATTTATACACCATGTAGTATTTGAAGAAGAAGGTAGAGATAAATTTGATTATCCAATAACAAAGTATAATCATAATAATGATCCGGTTGTAAAAGAAGTTATACAAATACCTATGCCTTATCTATATGATGAGGTTATTTCAATACTTAACTACATAGAAGATAACCCTATTAAAAAAATAAAATGATAATTAAACTATTTGATATAGAAAATGGTGTAGTAGTTCCTACAGAACACTGTTATACTTTAAAAGCATTAAAAGATGTTATGGATGAGTATCCAGAAGAACATCTTAAAATTTACTTATACTTGTTTTATATGAGTTGCCCAAATCCTGATTTAAATCCTTTTTTTTATACTCCTGAAATGGATAAAGAAGACTTAATATTAAAACAAATAGATTCTGATTTTTCAGTAGAAGATAAGAGTATACATATTGCATTACAGTTTTGTCAAAGAATGTATGAAACACCAACATCAAGAGCTTATAAAGGTATTGCTTCTATGTTAGATAGATTAGCAAGATATATGGAAACACAAAGCATTACAGATGGTAGAGATGGTAATATAAACTCTATTGTAAGTGCTGCAAAAAACTTTGATCAAATTAGATCTTCTTTTAAAGGAGTATATAAAGATCTTCAAGATGAACAATCAAGTAAAGTTAGAGGTGGTATTGGTATGGCATATGATCAATAATCATGGAAGAAATATATAATAATATACCAACTTGGGATGATGGTAAATGGACTGTTACTGATTTTGAATCAAGAGAGTTATTTTCTGATTTTATTTTTACTTTATTTAAAGAACCTGGTAAATATAAATTTGATGAAACAAGTTTTTTATTTAATCAACAAGGAGAATTATTTAGAGAAAATAAAGTTTATTGTACAGCACCATTTAAATCTAAAGATTTTGTTAATTATTGGGATGATCAAAAATTAAAATGTAGAAAAGGTATAATATATAAATCTAAAGATGATACTTGGTTTATTACAAGAGACTACTATATGTGGTTAAACTTTTTACCAATCTTTGATAAAGAACAACAAAAATTTGACTTTGCAAAAATTAGAGATGCTCAGTATCATATGGCATTATATGAACTACTTGCAGAACTTAATTATAAACATGTTGCTATCTTAAAGAAACGTCAGATAGCATCTTCCTACTTTCATATATCTAAGTTACTAAATCAATTATGGTTTGAAGAAGGAGTAACCTTAAAAATGGGTGCTAGTCTTAAAGATTATATTAATGAAAAGGGATCTTGGAAATTTCTTGCAGAATATGCTTCATTTCTTAATCAACATACTGCATGGTATAGACCTATGAATCCTGATAAAATTCTAATGTGGCAACAAAAAATTGAAATTAGAAAAGGTGATAGAAAAACTGAATCAGGTTTAAAAGGTACAATGCAAGGAATGTCTTTTGAAAAAGATCCTACAAATGGTGTTGGTGGACCAGTAAAATATTTTTTTCATGAGGAAGCAGGTATTGCACCAAAGATGGATCAGACTTATGAGTACATGAGACCTGCAATGAGATCAGGTTTAACAACTACAGGAATGTTTATTGCTGCAGGATCAGTAGGTGATTTATCACAATGCAATCCATTAAGAGATATGATATTAAATCCTAACTCAAAAGATGTATATGCTGTAGAAACAAATTTATTAGATAATAAAGGTACACCAGGTGTGTCAGGTTTATTTATTCCAGAACAATGGTCTATGCCTCCTTACATTGATTTATATGGTAATTCACTTGTTGAAGAATCTCTTATAGCATTAGATGCTCAATTTGAAAAATGGAAAAAAGAATTAAATCCAGAAGATTACCAATTAAGAATATCTCAGCATCCAAGAAATATTAAAGAAGCATTTGATCATAGATCTGTATCAGTTTTTCCTACACATCTAATTGCAGCACAAGCAAGAAGAATTGAAGAAAAAGAATATGCTTATGAATTTTTAGATATTAGTACAGATTCTGATGGAAAACCTTCTGTTACAACAAGTAATAAAAGACCTATAATAGAATTTCCAATATCTAAAAAAACTGAAGATAAAACAGGAGTATTAGTAGTATGGGAAAGACCAATTAAAGATCCAACTTTTGGACAATACTATGCATCAATTGACCCTGTATCTGAAGGAAAAACTACAACATCAGAATCATTATGTTCTATATATGTAATGAAAGCTCCAGTAGAAGTAACTAGAATAAGCGGAACAGATACTGAAACATATGTTGAACAAGATAAAATAGTTGCAGCTTGGTGTGGAAGATTTGATGATATTAATAAAACTCACCAAAGATTAGAACTTATAATAGAATGGTATAATGCATGGACAGTTATAGAAAATAATATTTCTTTATTTATCCAATATATGATATCTAGAAAAAAACAAAGATTTTTAGTACCTAAAGGACAAATTATGTTTTTAAAAGATATTGGTTCTAATGCTAACGTCTTCCAGGAGTATGGTTGGAAAAATACCGGTACATTATTTAAAGCACACTTACTAAGTTATACTATAGAATATACCAAAGAAGAATTAGATGTAGAGACTAAAACAGATGGTACTATTGTAAGAACTAAATATGGTATAGAAAGAATACCTGATCCTATGTTACTTAAAGAAATGCAAGAATATGCAGATGGTGTCAATGTGGATAGACTGGTTTCTTTTGCTGCACTTGTTGCATTTATGAGAATACAACAATCTAATAGAGGCTATTCTAAAAGAGTAGTTATGGATGATGCAGCAAAAAACTTGCAAAAGTCAGAAAATTTGTTTAAATTAAATAGGAGTCCTTTTCGTCATGTGGGAGGAAATAAATTATCAAATAGGCCAGAATTTAAAAAATCTGCCTTTAAAAACTTAAAGTAAACACTATGCAAATAATAAATGCTTTACAGGCCAAAGCAGGAGCTAAAACTGAAAATAATAAAATTGGTACAATTACCCAACCATTACAATTTTTATCTAAAAAAGAAAAAACAGATGAATGGGCAGCATGGAATCTTGACTGGATAGAATGGCAAGGACAAAAACAAATACGTAGGAATGCTAGAAGACTTATGAAAAATTATAAGTTAGCAAAAGGTATTATAGATAAATCTGATTATATAGTAGAAGAAAATAATGAAATGAGAGAAATAGTAGATATTCTTACTAAAGAAGATACATCTGCTTTAGAACTTAAGTTTTATCCTATTATTCCAAATGTTATTAATGTTCTAGTAGCTGAATTTGCAAAAAGATCTACTAAACTTACATATCGTGCCATAGATGAAATTTCATATAATGAAATGATGGAACAAAAAAAATCTATGGTAGAAGAAGTTTTAATGGCAAATGCACAAACTAAAATAGTAGCAGCATTAATTGCTCAAGGAATGGATCCTAATTCTGAAGAAGCACAACAAGAACTATCTCCTGAAAAATTAAAAACATTACCAGAAATAGAACAATTCTTTAAAAAAGATTATAGATCTATGGTAGAAGAATGGGCTTCTCATCAACACAAAGTAGATGTTGAAAGATTTGGTATGGATGAATTAGAAGAAAGAGGATTCAGAGATATGCTAATTACAGATAGAGAGTTCTGGCATTTTAGAATGATGGAAGATGACTATGATGTAGAACTTTGGAATCCTGTAGTTACATTTTATCATAAATCTCCAGATGCAAGATATATTTCTCAATCTAATTATGTTGGAAAAACTGATATGATGACAATATCAGATGTAATTGATAAGTATGGTTATTTAATGAATGAAGACCAATTAAAAAGTCTTGAAGCAATATATCCAATTACAGCTGCAGGTTATACAACAGGTGGTTATCAAAATGACGGTACATTTTATGATGGCACTAAATCACATGCATGGAATACTAACATGCCTTCATTAGCAATGAGACAATATACTTCTGCAATGAATGGTAGTGTTATTAATAATGGAGATGTTATTACAGAAATATTATCAGAAGGAGAAGAATATTTTGATCAAGGAACTGCTTCACTTTTAAGAGTTTCTACAATATATTGGAAATCACAAAAAAAAGTAGGCCATTTAACTAAAATTGCTGAAAATGGAGAAGTAGTAAATGAACTTGTATCAGAAGATTATCTTATAGAATATAAACCAATATATGATAACAGACTATTTAAAAACAAAACAAAAGATACATTAATATATGGAGAACATATAGATTGGATCTGGATAAATGAAGTTTGGGGTGGAATAAAAATTGGTCCAAATTTAACATCATTTTGGGGAATGAATAATCCTAGTGGTTTCTCACCTCTATATATTGGTATTGATAAAGGTAAAATTGGAAGATTAAAGTTTCAATTTAAAGGTGATTCAACTATATATGGTTGTAAACTTCCTGTAGAAGGAGCAGTATTTTCTGATAGAAATACAAAGTCTACAGCTTTATTAGATTTAATGAAACCATACCAGATTGGATTTAACATAGTAAACAACCAAATTGCTGACATATTAGTAGATGAGTTAGGAACTATTATCATGTTAGACCAAAATACTCTTCCTAGACATTCTTTAGGAGAAGACTGGGGAAAAGGAAATTTATCTAAAGCATATGTTGCTATGAAGAATTTTGGTATGCTTCCTTTAGATACATCTATAACAAATACAGAAAATGCATTAAACTTTAATCATTTCCAAAAACTTGACCTATCTCAGACTGAAAGACTTATGTCAAGAGTAAATTTAGCAAATCACTTTAAACAACAAGCATATGAAGTAATTGGTATTAATCCACAAAGAATGGGACAACAGTTATCTCAAATGACTGCTACCGGAGTAGAACAAGCTACTGCTTCATCTTATGCACAAACAGAAGTATTCTTTATCCAACACTGTGATTATTTAATGCCTAGAGTACATACAATGAGAACTGATTTAGCTCAGTATTATCATTCAACTAAACCATCTGCTAGATTAACATATATTACAAGTGCTGATGAAAAAGTTAATTTTCAAATTAATGGAACAGATCTACTAATGAGAGACTTAAATATTTTCTGTAGTACTACTGCAAATCATAGAGCAGTCCTTGAACAGTTAAAACAAATGGCTATGACTAATAATACAGCAGGTGCTAGTATTTATGATCTTGGTAAAATTGTACAATCTGATTCAATTGCAGAACTTAATAATGTTCTTAAGTCTTCTCAAGCAAAACAAGAAGAACAAAAACAACAAGAAATGCAACAGCAACAACAAATGCAAACTGAACAACTTGCTTCTCAAGAAAAACAACAACAAGCATCAATACAAGCAGAAGCTGAGAAATCAGATAAACTTATACAAAAAGATATTACTGTTGCTGAAATTAGAGCTGCAGGTTATGGAGCACAGGTTGATTTAAATGAAAACAAAATGTCAGACTATGAAGATTCTATGAAAGAAATAAGACAATCTGAACAATATCAACAGCAAACTGATTTACAAAGAGAAAAACAATTAAATGAAAATATGAGAGGAAATCAAAAATTAGATATTGAAAGAGAAAAAATACAAGCACAAAGAGACATAGCAAATAATCAATTAGAAATTGCAAGAACTAATAAAAATAAGTTTGATGATAAACCTGATAAAAATAAAAAAAAGTAGGTTAGCCATATAGTGCAAAAAAAAATAATTTTTTTTTTAAATCTTTCAAGTTTAATTTGTATATTGAATTATAAACAAAAACCAACAAAATGAAAACCAACAATGAAACTGAAGAAAAGCAGGTACAAGATTCTACAAC